CAAATCTTGAGACGAGATCGATTTCTGAACTGACCAAAGTCCTTGTTTCAATAGGACCCCACTTAAAAACACCAGCCACAGCACCCACTGAAGAGGATACGGCTGGAACGACTGTCGTTAAGTCAATTTCAGATACGTTTACACCAGGACTAACTTGAAATGCCATTTTATTCTCCTAAAGACGAGAGTTTCTTTATATTTATAATATTATTATTCTCCACTAAGATAGCATGAATTTTGTGAAGGAGTCAGTGTTGACAACAGGCTGCTCCTCTTCAGGCTGGCCATCATAAATTATTCCAAACGGTGTTACATCATCTTCTAAATATCTTTTATGCTCATCCACGAGCCTTCTTCTAATATCTAAGTTACTCAATTCCCTAATAAACGTTTGTGTCATTATCCAACCAAAATGCACACCACACATAGCTAAGTCATCATTACCATCTTCTGCTTCATACGTTTGACCATTGCTTACAAACCTATACAACTCACCAATAAGATCGATATCATTTAACTCAACCTTATCATTTTCAACCAATGCTTTAAAATTATTACATCCAATCTTCTTTGTGGATTTTGTTGTTCTTATACCTTTGTACGATGTTCCACCAAAACCCTGAGAGACTTCTACAGACCCTTTTGGATTCTTAGCAGTATATACAATATTCTCATATTCTAGATCCTCATGGAGGATATCTACAACCTGCTGACCAATATCATTTATTTCAACAAGTACGTGAGCATTGAAGAAGTTTCTTGCTGTATTGTATATTACTTCCGGGAACAGTAGTGGTGATATGTTGTTGTTTCTATAAGTAGCAACTACCTTATATGGTGCTTCAGAAATATCACACACTATAAATGCAGAGTAATCCCCACCCAACCCTCTTGAAACATCAACCATCATTACGTAGAGACCAGTTTGCCTAGGCTCATGAAATAACTTAAAATGTTCTGTTTGCTTTATTGGTTCGTTGAAAACCAACCTTCTTAATGCCTCTGGTGATATTAACGTATTAGATGATCCTAGAAATTCACATTCAAACTCTTGCCTAAACTGTTCCTTAGACGTGTTACGTATGGTTTCTTCTTTCCACGCTTCATCTCTACCTGGAACATCTGACCAGTGAACATCAATCCTTTTGTAGGAGTTACGATCATTCTCACTATCAACCCACAGCTTGTAGAATAAGTTCAAACCGTTAGGTGTAGATGTTATCAATACTTTTGTAGTAGATCCTGAAGAGATAGTAGGATAAACTGAAGAGAAAAAGCTTTCCTGGATGTTGTTTGGAACAAATGCAAACTCATCTAGATACACAAGGTTCTGAGAAGTACCTCGTATTGCAGATGATCCAGTAGCTTCAGCCTGTATTATAGAACCGTTTTCTAATTCAATGCTACCTTTATTCCATTCTTTAATTCCTTGCTGCAGCCACTTTGGTAAATGCTCGTAAGCTAACTGAATTCTACCAAGAATCTCATGAGCTTGTTTTTCTTTGTTAGCAAGAATAGCTATTCTATAATTCTCATTAAACAGAGCGTGGTGCAATATAATACCAACAACGATTGTGGTTTTACCAACCTGACGAGGCATCTTACATATAACAAAACGCTCTCGCTCAAATAATTTTACGATATCCTTTTGATAATCATATGGCTTAAACTGTATAAGACCACGATCAACGTTAATAATTTTGACGTAATTTTCAATAAAGTAAATTGGATCTCTTGCACACTTCACATACTCTTGAATCTGTTCTTTAGTAAATTCAATAGTTACATCAGCACGTTTAAGATTCTTATTACCTAGGTAATTTTCATTCTTTTGCATTGTCTTTTATTAACTTCTGTAACTCAGCAGTTGACCCCACAAATAAATTATTATTTACTGTTTGGGGTTTAGAGTCTTCAGGATTAGCTATATCTTTCTGTCTTTTTTGAAGTTCAAGTAGATCTTTATTAGCATCCGCTAGCGTTTTTATTAATCCTGCAACCACTTCGTATGCCCTTGGATGTTGTGATTGTTGAGCTACTTCTAATACTCCATCCAAAGCTTCCTGTCCCTTCTCTAGAATAGAGAGCATGTTACCCCGTGCATATTCATAATCATTAGTTACTGGTAGCTGTTTTTTAGGTTCAGCAGGTAGCAATTCTTGGAGAGGAGTAATGTTTAAAGCGTCACTTATTGGATCATTAGTCATAGAAATCTTCAATAGTCTGGGAGAAGGTGTAGTCATCATCCGCTTCTATTTCACTCAATGTTTTACCAGCAACCACAGGGATCGTAGTTACAGTAGTTATCTTCTGATTAGAATCTATAGCATCAGAGAATGGGGTAGCAGTTCCAACTTCATAGAAATTAATCATTGATGTTTTAATAGATTTGATAGATTTAGTAGGACCAAACACATATCCTTTAAGAGTAAATTGTAGTGTCCATATCAACGCTCTTCTATTTAAAAAATCACCCTCGTATGTGTCTTCCGATGAAACAGAATTTAGTATGATGGGGATATCATACTTATGTTGCATGGTTGAATCTAGATTGAGTGTCGGTGTCCAGTCAGGCGTAAAGAATGGTAATATCTGCTCTAGTATTCTAGTACCATCATCAGCGTTTTTAACCATAATATACAATACAAAATTAAAATCATAGGGTACAGGCATGTACTGATAATGCATTTTATTATTATTGTTTGGATCTTGAACAGCTATTTTATTGATGGTAGGTAGCTTTCTTTCCGGAGCGTAATTAACATCAATAAGTTCAAAACCCATCCTAGGTAGCTGAATTGCAACAGGCTTGTTGAGATTAGGATCTTGAGCAAGCCTAGATACAAACTTCTGTTTTGGACCATAGGAGATAGGAATCTTTATTGTTTCACTGTGATCCGTACCATTATTTTTATTAATGTACACATCATTGAATATTGTACCAAAAAGAATCACATACTTTCTTATAGTATCGTGATAAAAAACTTGATTAAACATTAATACCTTCCTTCACTAAATGGGTCTATTTCAGTAAAATCAAGTATTAGATCTGCCTCGGTTTGGAAATCTTCATTGTTTGATATAGGATCTTGAACTTCTATATCAAATCTTTCTTGAACTAGATCAAATCCATCTTCGTCTGTGAGAGATAAACCATCCTCTAGCATTAATGCAAAGTCAGACATATTGAAGGTAATATCTCTCTGACGTTCATCAACAAGAGGTATACCTGTGTTGAGTCTTTCGTTGTTGTATTCAAACAACTCACAAACCAAATCATAGGTCTGCAAGGATCCTAGCTGATAAAAAATAGCTTCATGTTCAACAAACCTTATTTCAAATAACTTATTATTGAGAGGCATGAAAATAAGATCACCCTCTCTAGGTCTTTCGAGAAGAGAGGATGCGCCAATCTCTTCATTAAATGTCCTTCTTGCAATAGTGAAAGTAACCTGATCTCTTATTTCTAGATTGAATTTGGAAAGGAAATCACCCTGCCCACCAAAACCTTCAACGTTCTTAATATACATTTCAACATAATATTGTGAGTCAAATGATGATGTTTGCTCTTCACCAAGCACATCATCTATCCCTATTCTTGTTCTTGGTAGATAGAAAATATCATGCCCATATATTTTAATGGATTCAACAACAAGATTTTCAATAAGAAGTTGTTCTTGGCTAGCTCCAAAATTATTAAAGAAGAATGAAGTAGCCATTTTATCCTATCATGTCTGTGACAGGAAGTGAGTAGCTAACAATCATTTCTTTTTCCAGTGCTTCAACTTCGTTGTCAGCGTCATTATATATTTTATCTCCGTTAAACTGAACACCGCCGGGTAGCTGCATACCGTGCTAACCATCTATCACCCCACGCATCAGTGTAAGTGTTTGGATTAATAGTTTCATACGCTTCAACAATTAAAAAATTACCAACATTTACTTTATTCCAATCCATATCAACGTATAGTTTGTTTGTGTGTCGGTTATATCTAATTGGCTGTTGACCAACTAAAAGCTGCTCTAGAAGTTGAATATGCTGGAACGCCATATAGTAAGGAATCATCGAGACCGATGTCAAAGTGTATAGGTCATTCAAAGCAATCTGATATCTTATATCAAAAAGGTTATTGGTAACCATAGGATCACCAATATTAAATATACGTACAGCTCCAATAATATTTTCAGGAAGGGTTATATACTTATCAACAACATTATTAGCTGTTACCTGATGTTTGTAATACAACTTCTCAGATCCATCAAAATGATAATCCCAGT